ATTATGCAGGTTCAGCAACAGAAATTCAGGCTCAACAAAATCCAATCCAGATAAACTATCAAAATACATCAAGCAATAAGCTAGAGCCTATTATCGGTTCAGAGTGTACGTTAAACCTAATAGCTACTGAGGACTTTGAGCTAGAGGACTTATATACCGAAAATGAAAGGGAGTTTTTAGTAGAAATATTTAGAAATGGAACTCTAATCTGGTCAGGCTTTATAATCCCAGATGGATGTCAAGAATCATTTACGTTTGCACCTTATGTTATATCTGTAAATGCAGTTGATGGATTAGGTTTGCTAAAAAACTTAAGTTATGTCCAGAACGATGGAAACTTTTATTTAGGAAAGCAAAGTTTTATTGAGGTAATAGAAGCCTGTTTAGTAAGGTTAGATGCACCTAGTTTAGTGCTTAATACTTGCGTTAATATTTACGAAACAAGCATGACGCAAGGCGACAGTTACGATCCTTTAGACATGGCTTATGTAAATGCAGAGCGTTATCTAAAAGATGACCAGTTTACGCCAATGAACTGTGAAGATGTGCTGAGATCAATACTAGAGGAATGGACTGCGGTAATGGTACAAAGCGGAGGCGAGTGGTATATTTATAGACCGACAGAGTTAGCAGTTGATGGCGACTTAGTATTTAGAAGATATTTAGATGGTTATAGGATTTATGATCAGCCGACAGTTACAGAGAATTTAGATTTGCTTTTAGGTGGCGAGAGCGAGGGCATAATAGCAGCACCATATTTTCATATCAATACCGATCAAATGAAAATGATTGACAGACCTTATAAAAATGCGTCTATGTCTTATTTGTATGGCAAAATTGAGAATACGGATGAAATGTTAGTTAATCCTAATTTAGCAGGTGCAGGGCAAACTTGCGGAGGCGATCCTATTGGTCCTTGTGCGTCTGTAACTATACCCGGTTATACTAAAACAGGCACAATGTATGCAGGTTTATATCCAACTGGCGGAGTAATATTTTATACTACGGGTGGCACTTACCCTGTATTAACAGACTATTATCAAAATAATAATTTAATACCGGTAACATTAAACATAACTGTACAAGAGCGATTAAAGTTTATCATTGAATATGAAAATCCAAATCCTGCTTTTGGTACAGATATGAATTTTGTGATTAGTTTATACGATGGATTAAGCACTCATTATTTACAGGCAGATGGCTCATGGGCAATAACTCCAGTAGAGCCAGGAATAAATTATTATCAGCTTAGAAGTCAAATAGGAGCAGGGGGTACGGAAACAATTATATCTAATCCAGTGCCTATAAGCGGAAATGTTACTTTTAGAATATTAGCTCCATCAGGGACAGTATATAATATTGTGTACACTAGAATTTCTGCCTATGTATTTTTAGATTTTGGCGATGAAATTGGTGAGATCCATACGGCTACGCAAACAGGCAAATTTACTTTTGTACCAGAAACTATTAATGTTTTCAATGGCGATAGTCCTAACAAGATGTATGTTGGTGCTATTTATCAAGATGATCAGGTAACTTTGACAGAACGATGGGTAAGGCGCGGAATATCTGAGAGTATTCTGGCAGAGCCTTATGAGGCTAATAAAGAATTTTTACGCATAGCAGTTGAGGAAAAGCAAAGACTATATGCAGGACCATTTGTTAGGTTTGAGGGTTCTATCTTTGGATATTTTAACCCATTGCAGAGGTGGTCAATTAATTTGATTGAGGGTTATTTTATGAATTTATCGCTAAACTATGACTTGCAGCAGAACATCTGTAAGGCAGTTTTAGGCAGAATAGTAGATGACGAAATTGCTTTAGATTATACCTTAGTGCAAGATTACGGAGCTACAACTAGAGTAACAGTAAAAGCAGGACCATGATGCTATATATAAACGATATGCCAGTAGGTTGTTTGACTTCTGTAAGTAGATCAGAGCAGATTTCTTTTCTAGGAACGTGCAAGACAACACAGTCAGGCGGTCTGATGCAATTAGGAAGGCTCTACACCTACTCTATACCCTTTGAGGGTGTTATGACTACTGACAGTAATATAATGTCGTGGACAGGCTTAAAATCGCTTGAAAGAGTTAAAATAGACTGGGAAATTACAGGCGATGGCATAGAGGGTGAGCAAGGGCAGGGATTTATAGAGAATTTAGAGATACTCGGCGAGGTGCAGGATTTTATTAAATTTAGTGGTAATATTACAGGATATGACTGATTTAATGCTTTATATAAATGATACGCCAGTTGGGTGTTTGCTGAGTAATAATCTGGCTGAAAATATCAGCTTTATTAAAACTTGCAAGTCTACGCAAGACATGGCGCAGAAGCAGTTACCTCAGTTGCATTCTTATTCGATTAGTTTTGAAGCGGTTTATTCTACAGATCAGGCAATCATAGGTTGGGATCAGTTAAAAGATTTAGGCAGGTCTAGGCAGATTATGGACTGGTCAATGCTGAACACGGATACGAATGAGGGCGATGCAGGTGAGGGATTTCTGGAATCTTTAGAGATTAGCGGAACTAGTGAAGATTTTGTTAAATTTACAGGAGTTATTACCGGCTATGGGGCTATTGTAAATGCAGCTCTAGCTTATAATGTTTGGGCGCAGGATTCAGGTGTTTATGTTGATAATGGTGGTGGTTTGTATGTATTTGTAAATTAAAATATTATGCCAGTAATTAATGGAGTTTATTTAAAGGATTTTACGGCATTACCGAGTTCGGTAACGGATGCTAATATAATACCTATTGCCATAACGGGCAATCAGATTGCGTATAGAACGACAGTAGCAGGTATTGTAACGGATGCTAGAGTGACTAGTAAATTATTGACTGGCTTATCAGTCACAGGATCTGCTATTGCCGCAACCGATACGATATTAGAGGCATTCGGCAAAGTCCAGAACCAGATCAATAGCAAAGTGAGTTCCGTTGGCTTAACAATGCCATCGGCTTTTAACGTAGCTAACTCACCAATAACAAGCGCAGGAACTTTAGCAGTAACCGCAGCGGGTGTAGCATCTCAGTACATTAGAGGTGACGGCGCTTTGGCTGATTTCCCTACAAATGGAGGAGGCGGTTCGTCTGTTTCCTATTATCTAAACGGCTCTGTTAGTCAGGGTACTTTTGTAGGTAATACTTACTACGAAATGAACAAAACGCCTGTTATCGGGACAGGTACTGATTTTACTATTGGCGCTAATGGATATATTGCGCAATTTATAACAGATGCAAACGATCCTGGTTCTTTACTAATACCGGGCGGAAATTGGAACGTAGAGATGTACTTTAGTGCATCATCTAGTGGAGGTACTCCATCTTTTTATGTAGAGGTCTACAAATATAACGGCACTACGTTTACGCTATTAGGTACAAGCTCAGCTACTCCAGAGGGTATAACAAATGGAACGGCAATAGATCTTTATTATACATCGGTAGGTATTCCTGAGACTGTTTTAGCAATAACAGATAGACTTGCTATTAGGGTTTATGTTACTAACTCAGGCAGAACAATTAAATTGCATACTGAAGATAATCATTTATCAGAGATAGTTACAACATTCTCAAATGGTATAAATACGCTAAACGGATTAACGAAACAGGCTCAATACTTTGCAGTTGGAAGTACAGGAACAGATTTTGCAATTTCAAGCTCAGTTGATACGCATACTTTTAATTTACCTACGGCATCTGCAACAAATAGAGGTGCTTTAAGTTCAGCCGATTGGACAACTTTTAATAATAAGCAAGGTACAATAACGCTTACAACCACAGGCACAAGTGGGGCAGCGACATTTGTAGCAAATACGTTAAATATTCCTAATTATGCAGATGGCGGTATTTTGTCATTATCAGCTATTGGTGCAAGTCCAAACGCAAATGCTGCTACCATTACAGGCACAGTATTAAATTTAGAACCTGCATCAGCTTCATTTGGTGGAGTTATAACCACAGGAACTCAAACTTTTGCAGGTGCTAAAACATTTAGTTCAGATATTTCAGTAAATACTACTATGACTGTTGGTCGTGGTGGTGGAGGAATTGCATTTAATACTGCATTAGGAGCAAACGCATTATATTCTAATACAACAGGTTCATTAAATGTTGCATTAGGCTATCAAGCAGGATTCGGTTCATTAGGTACAAACGCTAACACAACAGGCTCAAATAATATTTTTATAGGTTATAATTCAGTAGGTTTATCTGCAACCGCATCTAATAGAACATGGATTGGAAATGCTGCAACTACATCAACATGGCTTGGTGGTAGATTATTAATAGGAAGCACAACTGATAGTGGTAATGCAGCTATACAAGTAACTGCTACAACATTATTGGGATTATACGCAAGTGCTACAACAGGTGTAGGTGTGCAAGGAAATTCATCTGGAACAGGTGGGAGTGGTGTATATGGAAGTTCAGGAAATGGATATGGAGGTGTTTTTTATAATGATTCAACAACTTATCCTGCATTAGAGGTTAATAATAATAATGAATTAGCAGGTAATATTGCAGTATTTAGAAGTGTCGGTACTAGTGTATTTATTATTAATAGTTTAGGAAACATAAGTAATGGAACATACACCTATACGCTACCATCAGCCACAGGCACTTTAGCTTTGACATCTGCTTTGAGTGGTTACTTACCATTGACAGGTGGTACGCTTACAGGTAGTTTGACAGGAACAAGTGCCACGTTTAGTGGGAATATAGGAGTAGGTGGTGGAACTCCATCTATATTTACTGCATATTCAGTTGCATCATTTGGTAGTTTATCAACAACAAGTAATGGAATTACAATAGCAAGTACAACAACGGGAAATGGTTTAATTGAATTTGCGGATGGAACTGCTGCTGCTGCATATCGTGGTTATATTCAATATGCACATACTGCTGATTCTTTAACATTTGGAACGGCAGGTTCTGATAGGCTCACCATAGCATCCACAGGAGCAGCTACGTTTAGTTCAGGTATTTCAGTAGGTGCAGCAACTGCAACAACAGGAGGTATTCAATTTCCTGCTACTCAAGTAGCAATAGCAAGTGCTAATAACTTAGATGATTACGAGGAGGGAACGTGGACGCCTGGACTATCATTTGCTAATGCAACAACAGGCATTACTTATTCTTCTCAATCAGGCACATATACTAAGATTGGCAGACAGGTCACAGTTAATGGTTATTTTTCGTTATCAAATAAAGGTTCTGCTCCAGGATTTGCATCTATAACTGGTTTACCTTTTACCATTGCAAATACTAATGGCAATTATAGCGTCCCATCATTGCGGATAAATAATATTACTTATACAGGTTCATTTATGGGAATTGCTGGAATTAATACAACATCTATACCAATGGAACAAGTATCCGAAGCTGGAACTTTAACAGATATAACAAATACTAATTTTTCAAATAGTAGTTCAATTATATTATCATTTACATATTTCGTATAATCATGGCAATCACAGAAAAAAACATCATAGATGTAATTGAAATTTTAGAAAACAATACTATCCAAATTCGTAATGCAAACATTATAGAAAGAGATGGTATTGAAATAGCTAAAACATATCATAGGCACGTTATAAATCCTTTAGATGATATAACTAACGAAGATGCAAAAGTTCAAATAATAGCTAATGCTTTATGGACAGAAAAGGCAATTAATAATTATAAAGCATTAATAGCACCTATTGAGCCGATAGTACCAGAAGTTACGACTCAAACTGAGCCTGAATCTGAGCCGATAATACCGAGTGATAATAATTTAGAATAACTATATTTGACCAAACCAAAAAAAACATTACTACTTTTATATAAATCAAATCAAATCATTATGAAATTAAATTTTAATTTTAATCTTGTTGATCTAGATGGTCAAGAGATTGAGAATGCTAATACAGGAAAATTATTAGCAGCATCTTTAGCACAACAATCAAAAGGAGATGCTATGAAGTTTTGGGAAATGGCATTGAATTTAAATAAAGGAGAAACTATTGATCTAGATACATCTGATCAACAGCTTCTTAAAACCTTTATTAAAGAAAATGAATCTCTCACTATATTAGCTAAAGGACAAATGTTACAAGTGTTTCAGAAAGACTAAACTATCAATCACTTGTTTTGCAGATATACCCCTATGACATTCAAAATGTCTAGGGGTATTTTTATGTAAAGGGCACCAATCCCAGTCCCCCTTGTCAAATTTATAATCAGCATTATTCCAACATCCATGACACAGTGTATCATTTGTTATCCTGATACATTTAAACTCATGATCTTCTTCTGTGAAGTTAGCAATCATCACCACTTGTTTACCCATTCCCCAAGCCATCCAGCTGAGGCCTGAGCTGAGTCCTATAAAAAACTCACTATAATGAATAGTGTTTATAGTGTTATCCATAGAATAGTCTTCTATTTGTGTACAGTTGTGAAAAGGATTTTTCTCTTTGGAAACATTAATCACTTTATATCCTTCTTTCACTAGATGATTAATCACTTCTTGCCATCCTTCTTTAGTCCAGAACTTACAACCTGCTGTAGAATTAGTAGCTATTGTAACATATTTACCATATAGATTATTACCAATCTCATAGCTTATTCTTGGTACAATCTCTTTGTATTCAAGACCTAATATGTTAGTTGCTGTTTGTTGTAGTGGTATTGTATTTGGCAAAGCTGGTTCCTTGTTAGAATCATAGTGCCAACCTAAATTATACTGAGCATATATATTTGATACAGATGTTCCTGGTTTTATGAATTCTAATTCTGGATATACATTCTCAAATAAATCATTATGAAATGTGCTTACAATAACATAACAATTATGCTTCTTTTTAAACTCTAAACAATAAGGTATCCAGGCTATACTATCTCCAAGAGAGGAGCTATCAAAAGCAATATAAACTCTCTTATTAGATAGATGGAGAGATTGATTAAATATCAACTCATCATTCTCCCACACTTTAGTTGTCCATTTGGTATACCACTGTCTATTAAGCCTCACCCAATTATTAGCTTTTATTTTATTTTCATATTGTAGAACATCATCTTCATCATAAAAACACACCTTGAACACACTATCAGAAATTCCTTTTATTTCAAGAAAGGGATTGTTGACAAAATTATGAACGATGGTTACATTACTCATCTGGATAGCACTACTAACCACTTGCTTATATAAAGCAATGTGATTGTCTCTAAAATTTACAAATCCATCAGTAGGAATAGTATATGTAACAGGCTGTTCTAATGCTTCTTCTAATTGTTGTTTTAAATCATCACCTATTGGTGTAATGTATTCATCAAACATTCCACAATATTGTGGTAGATTTCTTGCTAAGATTTTACACTCATGACCAATAGCTTCTCTAATAACTAAAGGATTACATTCCCAAGTGCTATTAAACATAAATACATCTGAAGCCATTAAGAATTTATAAACATCATCACGTTCTCCCCATATTTTACAATTATCTGGAAGATCTAATATTATTGGATACCAATACTCTCTAAAATTGGGAGCCATGTTTCCTACAAAATGAAACTGTACATCAGGCATTTGTCTTGCTAGTTCAACAGCTTCTTTCTGATTCTTTCCTGAAGTCCACAGTCCAACATTTACAACATGTTCTTTTGAGAAATCAAATTCTAGATCCATCATAGCTTCATCCCATATACATTTTTTATTCTTCAAATCCTCTATTGGAAACTCAATCACTTGTTTATAAGAGATGGTATTACTAAATGTATTTAAGTGATGAGGTGTACAGAAAGCATATGCATCTGGATGAAATATTTTATCATCTGGAGTGAATGATACATCATGACAAGTTTCAACTATTCTATATTCTCTATCAGTTGAATATAACTTAGTAACCATCTCCCTGTCTAGTCTTTCAGACATTTCATCTATGTGAATAACATCTGGTTTGAACTGTTGTATAATTTGAAACAGTTCATTCTTATCTTCATATAATGTATGAACGGGAACAAGGTTTTTAATTTGCTCTCTCTGTACAACATAATCAAGACTATAACATTGATACTCTACAACCAATATTTCTATACCATTGTTGCTTTTCAAAGCCTCTATTCTTTTTAATAAGAATGCTGGCATTCCTCCTGTAGATAAATGAGGTGCTAGAAATAATATTTTTAATTTACTATTTAGTTTAGCTATCATTTTATTCATAATTGTAGAATCTTTTTCTCCATGAAAGAATAATAAATTTGATTTAGTCTTAGGAATCTTCACCCATTCTCTAACAGTGTTGTCTCTACCATTAAACCCAATAGTGTCATACACTTCATTGATAGTATCATATGATCCATTCATATATATGTAAGGAAGACCTATATGTATATTCTTCTTCCACAATAAAACATTAACTATAGTTTCTTCGTGATAGGGAGCATAATGCGTATGGTGGGCTAACACTTCTGGATGAATACACATGTTATACCACTCATCTAAAAACTCTATACAATTCT